TCCTGACTTTTCGATAAATTCCTACTCCAGCCGCTGCCATTGGCAAACCTGCTGCGGTCAGCATTAACTCTACCCCACCAGATTCAATAACAGAATTAAATATTTCTAAAAATCCTTCCATTAATAACTCCAGATCATTAAATCTTCTCTGTCATCTAAATGCAGGAAGCGATTGCTTCCGGTAAATGAGAAGCCATAGCCACCAAATAAATTCATTTGAATAGCAATCTGAAGAAGTCGCGCACCGTCACCATTCCAGCAGGCAATGTCCACTGCTCGGCCTAATACATGATAACCCGTGCTTTTGGGTTTCCCGTCTTTCCATTTAGCCTTTTCAACCGGATGATCTGGCGAGCGATAGGCTGAAGTCAGTCTGATTGGTTTTCCGTAATGAGTCCTCAACGTTTCCAGTTTAGTAAGAAACGAACTTGAAACCTTGCATTCACCAGTAAATTTGCACTTCAGCTCGTCCCTCGAAAAATGCTCTGAGTGGTCAATAAATTCCATCAAGTCTCCTTTTCTGGGTAATCCACACACTCTTGACTGTACATCTCGCCAAATGCTTCTCTTTGAGGTAACGGCATGAGTTGAAGGTCTACATATCTATGGTTTTCGCGGTAGTGGTCAATCACACAACTGCAAAGCTGAATTGCCGATTGCATGGCAAGATTTGAAGCCATGCCTTGAAGCTGATAGGTGGGAGCAAGTCGCAAGGAACACTGATAAGCCCATGAAACTAAGTGCAAGGTTTTGTACTCGACAGGCAAAGCCAGTGCTGACGTTGATAGCAGTAAAGCCAAGCCTGTGAGAAGCGGTTTCATCTCCTTAATTCTCTATTGATAACGTCACCCAAATTATTGACGGCAATCGTCATGTCTTTAATTGCTACATTGGTTGCGCTCATTATCGACATAAGCTCAGAGTTTGACGTCTTCATGTATTGCCTGAGTTCTTCGTCATTCTTCGCGTCAGCCGCTAAATAAAGCTTTCGTTCTTCCATCATCATGGAATCTTTCTTTTCGGCATCAGCTCGCAACTGTTGTTTCTCTTTGTCGTGCTGCTTGAGAATAAAAATAATCAACCAAGCAAAGAAAATTAAGGCACTGGCAGAAGTCCCTAACTCTTGGACAACGTCAATTATTCCGGTGGCTTCTGCTGGCATTGCTCGGCCTTGTTAGTCGGTTGGTGGTGTGGGCCACGTTATGCCCGTTAGGTTCCCGTCTGAATCTAGTGATGGTGATTGAGTTGTTATGTCCCTAAGAGCCTGTCGGTAGACTCTCCACTGTTCGGTCATCGTAACGTCACTGTTCCCCATCCAGTCTGATTGTTGAAGTAATTGATCTCGTTGCAGTCTTAGAATTCGCATTGGTTCTGCATTAACTAATTCATTATATTTAGCATCAAATTCTGCTTGAGTTGGTTTGGTCTGATTAGCGTCATGCCAGATAAGTGAAGAATAACTGTCTGCAATTGAAAATTGAGCATTTGGTCTTAATGACAAAATAGTTTGAATTTCTAACTGATATAAGTTCATGCTTGAATCTCAAAAAGTGTCATCGTGTAATTACTATTACCTCTAATTAAAGAAGAACCTCCACGAATGCCAGCACTGTGCATTAAACGATATGTTATGTTGGTTGCAGATGAAGTTGAACTGTCTAAATAGCAAATATTATTATTCATTGTGATTGTCAGGTTTGCAGATGTTGCCAAACTTTCAGCATAAATAGCATCATTACCTTGTCCATAGACAGTCGATGTTGTAGCTGCTCCGCTAGGGTCTAAAATTCGTTTCAGACCAACATGTCCAGCTTTATCCGCTGCACCTCCAGCAATTTGCTGCGTCAGATTTACGATGATTAGAACAGAATTTCCTGCTGTGATGGTAATGTTTTTTTCCAGTATTGGATTAGATGATCCATCAACTGCATCGACTAAACTAGTGCTAGTAGTGCTTGCCGAATTTGTATTATCCAGAAACTGCACCACTTGAATCACATGCCCACCAGGAAACACCACTCCACTTCCAATCGTGCCTGCCGTTACCGTACCCAGATTGTTTCCTGTTCCTAAAAAAGTCGCATTCCCACTTGAATCAATCGTAATTCCCGAAACGCCCGCTCCGCTATTATCCCCTTGCAGCGTTAGGCTGGCGTCAGCCGTGACTGGCTTGACGGTATCCACTTTGATTGTACTCAAAAAAGTCGCATTCCCACTTGAATCAATTGTAATTCCCGAAACGCCCGTTCCGCTGTTATCGCCTTGTAGCGTGAGGCTAGCATCAGCCGTAACGGGTCTTACCGTGTCAACTTTAATGGTACTCATAAAACTTCGCTGATTTGATAGTTAATATTTCGATAAGTTCCGGTTGGCGTTGCATAAGCATCTGTTGGAATCGTGATTCCTCCGAATACTGCTTGTAAATCTCTTTCCGTTGTCATCGATTCCGTAATTTGTATAGGCACAGGTTCGCCTCGTTTCGCAGCAGCAATGCCGATTAAATCATCAGCCTGCGCTTGCGTGTAAATGCCTTGAGCGTTGATGGTTTGAGCGATCCCTCTTTTTGTCACTTGTCGAAATCCAGAAGTGCCAGTCCTTACTGTTGAAAAATCTTCATAGTTTCGGCTTAAAATTTGAGGATTCGCAAAATCTGTTGAATTGCCAACTCGCAGAATTCCAAGGCTGATTGGTGGCGCTAACTCTTCAACGGTAAAGCTTGCTCCAGGTCGAAGTGCGCTGATCCTTACGGCTCCATCTGTAGTCCCGTCCCCAACTATTGAAACAACAGTATAATTTGTTCCACTCAATTTAATAACCGTGTTGGGAAAAACATAACCATGTTCAATTAGATTAACTCTGATGTTGCTTGTATCTCGAAAATTTCCTGTTGCCGTGTCAAAGGCGTTGCACTCCCAATCATCAATCGCGTTCCCTTCTAACTGCTGATTCATGAATTTTCCAGCAGTGGTGGTTCTGTCTGTGTTTAATGTTAAATCCAGCGTTGAAGAAAACGATAATCCAGAAATATAAATTGATTTTCTACGTTTTGAGAGATTGACACCCCAAGGTTTGAATTCAAATCTATTTTCTAATTGTGTTGCTGAGAAGTTTACGGAAGCGCCACCGTCAAGCGAATAAGAACCACTGACAAAATGCCAACCATCCAGAAAAAATGAATCGCTTGCACCGGAAACATTAACGCGAATCGTCACACTTGCGCTAGTTGAAGAAAAACGTTCTTGCGGCTGATTGCTTTCAATATTTGAGAGAGCAAACCCACTGGCTGCGCTTCCGCTCGTCAGACTTGAGCTTGAATAAGTTGATTCGGTTAAAATCTTCATATTGAAAGAGGCGTTAAAGTCGAATCGCCTGAAAAAGTCGTTGTTTCATTGACAAAATCCCAAGCTCGCTTGCGAACGATCATATTTCCAGTAATGCCCAAAGTTTTGTTGTTCACGTCGATTCTTTCGCCTGCCTGAACGTCGAGATTGATTCCGTCAATCGTCACACTTAATCTTGGTTTGTTTTTTACGGCAATAATATCGGTTAGAACTTCAGCCGCGACTTCGATTGAAGGCGAAAATGTGCGTATTGTGTCATCTCTTCCAGTATCAATATTCGCTACTCGAACCGCTCTTTCAACCTTGAGCAGTTTATAAGGATTCGCCCCTAATCCTGCACCGACTGCTAAGTTGTAGGAATTAGAAGAAAGAAGCCCAGAAAGAGGCGCTGGCAAGTCAATCTGGCTTGCTAGGATCTCGTAATCCTCCAGCGTCAGGCTTGCTGTGCCTGGGACATTTTCGCGGTCAATCAAGTGCAAAACGTCATTCTCGTCATCAAGATAAAATTGCATATTTAGCGCTTTAGCGACCTGATCGGCAAAGTCGAGAATTCTTTGTTGATTGGTTTCAAAAATTGACACTTTTCTATCGTCGTTATTTGCATTACTCGCTAGGCTGGAATCGTAGGAATACCCAATGGATTGCGCTAACCAGCCAAAAAAATCATAAGCGTTTTCATCACCGTTTAATGTGTCGAAGTGGATACTGATTCCTGAAATGGAAGCCTCACCTTCCAAGCTACCAGACTGCAAAGTAAATCTTGGAACTTCCCCATCTGGTACAGTGTAAAAGTCATAACTCAGCGAAGCATTCAGCACTTCGTCCTGTCCATCATCCTGAACAGAAGCGCTTGTGGTCTTTAGATTTGGATTGCCAACCTGAGTTTTTGCAGCATTTAAAATCGGAACAGGCTCTTGCAAAGTCACCGTCCCAAAAGCGAAAGGAAGCTGTGTGTCAGTGGCTGAAGCGTTCCCTATGTCGTAAGCATTGAGTCCGGTAACGGATACCGTTGAACCAAAAACAATTGTAATTGTGTTCCCACTGCTGACCGAATAGGTCTGTGGCAACTGTGCTTCCCCTTGGATTGCCAACACGACTGATTGAGCAACAGTAATTGTGATTCCTGATGAGATCGTGCAGATGGATTCCAGACTTTGAGAGATTGAAAAAGTTTCTGTTGCTGTTAGTTCCGTTCCTGAATCGAAAGAATAATTTCCGCTGCTGGGGTTGGTGTAGGTAATCGTCGAAACGTCAACGTTGATGTCAAAAGTGGTGTCCGTTACGTCTGTAATTGTGAATTGGGTTGAAGTATCACTGGGATTGTATTCTAACTCTTCTCCGACTATCGACATACCTTGAAAAAATGCTTGTTCGCCCAATCCAAAATTATGAAGCGCTGCGGTTGTGATTCTGATTTTTCCAGCGCCATTATTTTTGAGTTCAATCAGTTCCGCTTTGCTGCTGGTTTCGGCAACAATCAACCGCAACAGGTTGGTTCTCTGAACTTTGGCTTCCAACTGAAAAGAAAGAGACTCTGGCGTTAGGTTGTTTAGAATGGCTGTGCCGTCAAGTAACTGCTTACCGTTGTATCGTAAAATTACCGGAATCGCGGTAGCTGGTGAACTGAGCAAAGCCGTGTAGTTTGCGCCAGAAAACGGATGAGAAGAATCATTGGGCCGATTAACTAGCTGAAGATTGCCAACGTTTACGTTCAGCCACCCAGCGTCATAATCGCCCAACTCTATAAATGGAGGCGCGGTAATATAAGGTTGATAAAATCTGTCACGCTTCCAGGTTGAAGGCGTATCACTGAGATAATAAACAGCGTCTGTGAAAGGCGCAGAAGTTAAATCCATGTCTACTTGAAAAGACATCTAGGCCACTGCTGGGAATTGGTTGTTTCGAGCAGCTCGCTCTTTAATTTCTACTCGTATCGCTGAATCGTATTCTCGAATTCGCTTTCCGGTTTCGTCGTAGATATTCACAACAACATTGTTGCGGTCAACGCCATTATTCAGTTCGTTCAAACGGCCAGCGCCCAAGGATTGAACCGCCTTTCGAGAAAAGATATATTCGCCACCTTCTGCGTTAATAAGTTGTCCACCTCGCGAATGAGATGCACCTACCAGCATTCCTCCTTGAGCCTTGGGAATGAGTCCGCCTTGCTTAAAGCCCAAAGCAGAAGCAACAGAAGAAACGCCACTCGAAACAAAACCAACGGCCTTGCCAATTACTGAATTGTCTCCTCCGGTTAGTTGACTGCCCAAGTCCGGCAAAACGTCTTTGATTGCGGCTGCGATGGCATTGGGCAACTCAGTGAAAGCCCCAGTGATTGAGTCGAAAATCATTTGTGGAAGCCGCTCAATCACCTTGACCATGCTGTCAATCGCAAATTCCGTGAGAAACACTAAAACGCTATAAAGCGCTTCAATGACTTCAACCAGTTTCACAATCAGCGTCAGAAGTGGGCCAATCAGTTTGATAAGCTTCGCAAGCAGTTCAGCAGTGATTTCAACAGCCGGAATCAACTTTTCAAATAAAGGCCGGATTGCGTCAATCACTGGAATCAGAGCGTCAATCACTGGCACCAATGCATCAATGATTGGGTCAATCAGCGCAAAGATTGCGTCGAAGACTTTTGTAAGTGCTTCCTGAACTTTTTCATTTGAAAGCACCAAAGCCAGTAATCCTTGTTCAACGCCTTTCTGTGCTGTGATTTGTGCAATGTTTGCGGCCCTTGAACCAGAAGCGCCAGCCGCGCCAGCAACCTGCTGGAAGGTGTCATTGGCAACTAGTCCTTGTGCACCTTCCTGGATTCTCTCGCTGATCGTTTTGTTTGCTTCTTTTTGGGCTTCCACGATTGCGAGCGCAACCTTGGATTGTTTTTCTAAAAGGGCTAATGATTTCTCTTCTGCGGCTGCTCTTTTGAGCGCTTCCTGGGCGAGTTCGACTTGTTCCTGAATTTCTAGCTGTCTTGTGATTTCTTCGACTTCCTTTTTGATTTTTTCGTAAGCCGCAAGTTCAACTAATTTTTGTTTGGCGAGAGCTAAAGCTTCCTGTTCTTTCAGCGCTTTTGTGTTTTCAAGATTGGTTTTCTTTTGTTCTTTGAGGGCTGAACTTTGATTCAGTAGACTTTCAGTTTTTGCTCGTTCAACTTTTTCCTGTTTTCTTGCAATTTCGTAGGCTTTGACGCCATTGGTATAATTATCAAAAGCCTGCTGAATGTTCTTTTTGCCTTGAGCAAAAACATCCTTTGCATTCTGAACCGTTGATTTTCCAATAATGTCAATTTTAGAAATCGCGTTCTTCTGTTGAATATAAGATTTGTAAACCTTGTCCGATTCAGAGGCTAAATTTTGCTGGGCTTGTATTAAGCCTTGTGCAGCTTCCTCGTCATCAGCGAATGGATTATAGGTTTGAGCGGCTGCGGCTGCAACGCTCAAGACGTCATCTAGGAGCATTACCTTGTCAATGAGATTGGTAATGTCGAGAACAATCGTTTTGAACGTCACTTGAAGCGCTCGGAACGCTACCCCAATGACTGAACCAGAAATCAAATCGGTGAGGAAAATCAGCGAAGCAGAAAGTAACTCAACCGCTAACCGCACTGCGGCAAAAACCTTGGCAAATCCTATCACTGAATCGCCTTGCCCTATCATTTCGCCAATCTTGTCAATCACATTGGCAAAAGGCGCAATAAGTGCTTTGACGATTGCCGAAAGATTCTCGAAATAGAAGGCAATGTCTGCACGAAGAATATCATCCAGCGCTGAAGCCACATCACGCAAAACGCCACCCAATGAAGAGTTTGCGCCTGTGACTTCATTAATCACTCCAGCCAATCGAACCGCTGAATTACTGACAATCGTGAAGGATTGAGCAATCGTCTGGTTGGTTTTGCCAAATTCCTGCTCTAGTACATCACTTTGTGACTTGAGCGCATTGAAAACGGCTTCAGCGGTTAATTTGCCTTCCTTTCCGAATTCTTTTAATTGTCCAACCGTGATTCCCAAACCGTCCGCAATCGCTCTGGCGACTCTTGGGGTTTGTTCCAAAACGGAATTCAACTCTTCGCCTCGTAATGCACCAGCCGCAAAGCCTTGCCCCAACTGAATCATTGCCGCTTCAGCGCTCGCAGCGGATGAACCAGAAATCGTAATCGCTTGAGATAGAGCCTTGGTGACTTGTTCTAAGTCGGTGTTTGTTGTTCCAAGAGAAGCAGTGGCGCGAGCTAGGCGAGAGTAGAGATCAACCGTTGACTCAAACGAATTTCCGGTGGATTGGGCAATTTTGAAAAGAGCTGATTGCGCTCTTGTGAGTTCCTGAGTGCTTGAAGTGACTAGCTTGAGGCGAGAATCAATGTTTGCCGCTGCGTCACTAAATTTAATTAGTTTATCAATCGCAAAGGCGGCAATCGCGGCATTCAAGGCAGTAGTCAGGCCACCCACTGAGCGAGCGACAGCGGATGAAGTGCTTTGAAGTTTTTTTAGCGAACGATCAACGCTATTGAACGCTGCTTGCGTTTTATCAACTGCGCTGATGGTTATGGTTGTGTTGTTCGCCATTTACTTAGATTTTCGCTTTTCTGCTTGAATCGTAAAGTAAGCCACCCAACCCCTAATTTCGTCCACCGTCCAGCTCATCACCTCGCGGATCGGCTGGTGAAGTGTTTCCGCAAGCTGAAAAGCAATAAAGAGGTCGGGTGACTCTCTCAGTTTTTTTCAATCTGCTCGTCCGTTAGTCCTTCGTCCTGGTTCATTTGGCTGACAATCTGAGCAATAACTTCAGAATCTACCTGCCGCATGAATTCTTGACGATTGACCAACTTGAAGAGTTTTTTTCCGTCTTCGTCCAAAGCTTTTGCGATGAGAGTCGCAATCAAGGCTTCACCCACTTTGCCAGCTTGGTTTAAAGCAAGAATCTCCTGTTGTTCGCTCAAAGTCATGGAAGAGCGATAGTAGATTTTCGTGGGTTCACCTTTTTCATCAGGCCATTCAGAAACCTCAACATATTGTAAAGGCGCTGAAAGCCTATCGCGATAATGAGCTTTCGCTCGTTGTAAAATATCAGTCATTTATTGTTACGCTGTAGTTTCTGCTAATGCTCCAGAACCTTGGAAGCTAATTGTGGCGTCAACAGTTCCGTCAATCGCTCCAGAGCGACTTACTCCGGTGATTACAACAGATCCGCTATAGTAAGTTGAACTCGTTGCAGTTCCTTCTGGGTAGAGATTCAGCGTGACACTAGAGCCTACGCCCACTGAACTTTGTCCGGTATCGTCTGGATCCCAAAAGACGTCACAACTTCCTGAAAATGAAGTCAGGCCAGCAACAAAGGTCTGGGCTGAATCACTCAGTTGGGTTGTGTCGATAGTGTTGGCGGTTTGGTCGATTGAGTAGCTTTTGACTTCTCCGATTGTTGTTGCACCGGATTTGATGACTCCGGCGCTTCCTTTTGTAACTGCCATTTGGATTCTCCTTGTAGGCTGTTAGAAATTGCCGGGGATTCTTCCGGCTTTAAGGCTTCCCATCCGTCTGCCTTAAACTCTTGAAATTGAGACTCTTCAATTACTTTTTTTTCTCTGCCTCGAATAATTTTCATAGAATTTCGCTCGGTGTTCCGCTCGTCTGGCGATAGATAATCAGGTAGTCCATCGCAATCATTCCCGTGGGCTTTTCGCCTTCTGTCGAAATATTGATCTCTACATTTTGAAGCAGCAGTTCTTCGACACTCGCTGGGCTTGTTTCGTTGAGAGCCGCTTCGACTTCTGCGCCTATGTTGTCGAGCGTATCATCCAGATTGCTCGTTGCCTCTGCTACGCCTTCCACTCGTAAGCTTAGATTTCTTACTAGGCTCTTTCCATCCGTCATCGCGGATCGCTCAACCGTTTCTGCGAGTGTGTAGATCAGCAGGCACGGCAAATCAGTCTGGGCTAGCCTGTGAAACCTCGTTTGATAAACGCGGCTGGCTGTTGTCGCTAATCCGGTTAGTGTGGTAGCAACCGCTTCTCTGATCGTTTGGCGAGCATGGGCCATCAGCTTCTTTCCATGACTAGAGTCGTCATACCTAAATTGTCCGGCTCAATACCTCGAACCACATAGCCGATTGACTGAATGGTTAAGCTGTCACCATGCGCCAAGCTGGAGACGTCAGAGGTCCTTGCCATCAGTCTAGGCTCTGCTGACTCAAGCCCAATCGTCAGTCCATTCGGTTGGATTAGCGTAAATCTCAAATCCCAAATGCCTGAAAAAGTGGTTGCGTCTGCCTTGGTAACAGTCACGCCAAAATCTGCCGTGTCTAAATAAATCGCGCGGTCTGCGTCAGTTTCAATCGCCATCGAGGATGTACCAAAAACGCTCAGTTTCTTTGATGAGGTATTCGTTGGATACCGCGTTCCGACTCAAGCCAATCACATTTTCACCAGCGCTTCTGGCTGGATTTCCGGCAAAGATTTTTCCAGGTGTGATTCTACATTTCACGCCAACCACTGAATTCATGCCAACCATTGAAAAACTGCCGATTAAACTATACTGGTGAACGGTTGCGCCTAGTCCCAAAGTTGCGCCTTTCATAACGTAAGAATGTCCACCCAGTTGAACCGAATTTGCGAGCGTCACGTTATCTTCGACTACCGAATCATGGCTAACATGCGAGTAGTTCATTAAATAACAGTCTTTGCCAACTCTAGTTTTGTTTTCAGTCCCAGCATGAATCGTTGCAAATTCTCGAATTGTTGTATTGTCACCGATTTCGATTCCACAAAGCTTTGGCCTTGTCCTATGTTGGGGCGTGTCTCCGATTGAAACATGCCCGTGAATTCGGACGTTGTCTCCAATCTCAGCAGGCCCGTAGATTATTGTGTAAGGGCCAATAAAAACGTTTTTGCCAAAGTGGACATTGCCTTCAATGATTGCCGTTTTATCGATTTGCACTACCACTCAGCGAGTAAATCTGTGTGAACAAAAGGCGGCTTTGGATTTCCATGAAAGTAGACAATGCTGGCTTCTTCTCGTTTTTCCGGCTCTTTGAGCCAGTGGCACTTGTAGGACTGAATCTGGTTAGGAAAAACCTCATTGAGTCGAGTTGCGTCATTGGCTAGCAATCGCAGAAACTGCATTTCTGAGATTCTTCCGTTATAAAGTATCCGCTCACCGTATTTTTCTTTCCGTTGCCACTCGTAAAAAATGAAATCGCAGAATTCAGGTGAGTAGCTTCCAACCCCATTGCAAATCGTGTCTGGATAGTTCGGATCTGTCAGCAATCCAACCTTGCCTCTCCAATCTAAAATCTCGTCAATGTTGTCTTTAATGATCGTGTCGAGCCCAAGAACAAAACGTTGATTCTCTCCCAAGTCCGGCCTGAAAGTTTCCATCACACAACCCCAGCCCGATTCGTTTGTTTTTAATTGAACTTGATCAACCTCTTCTTCAAACTCGTAAAATTCATCAACTAAACAAATCAGTCTGTATTTTTGTGTCGTATGCCTTGCAATCGCTTGTGCGAGCTTATCCACCCAGATTTCAGAATATCCTTGGGAAAACTTCGGCAATCCCTTGCCTTCCGGCTTGAAGAGAATACAGACAATGTCAATCATCTGGCTCAGTCTTCTTCGGCTTTCTGGCTGGTTTTCGCTTTACTAATTTGGGTTGACTCTCACTAGTTAAGCCCACGCTTCGATCAATCAGCGGCTCTTTCTCTTCGTAGGGAACAGCCTTGCCCAATCGCATGATTTCGCGAGCTGCTTCCACCGTTACAGAGACGATCTGTCCAGCTTTGACAACTTTTCCGTCTGCTACTGTTGAGCGAATGATTTGAACTTTCATTTTATCGCCTTCAGTAATTCGTTTAGTTCTGGATTAAAAGTCTTCACTCGTTTTGGATTTCTTAGTTTCTGAATGATTTCGCCCCAGGCTGATTTTCTTGGGTTTCGTTTCCCTTTGAAGGCTTGGTCATTTTCTGGCCTGACGTACTGATGCCAGTAGTCGCGCCTTGTGTTTTCGTAGTTATCAACCCCACACAACCAGATTTCTTTATAGCCCATAAAGTCCGCTGTCCAGAGTGCTTCTGGGCCGCTCAGTTGAACCCAAGGGCAAATCCCAGCGTAAATATCGTTTTCTTTTAAATCCTTAAATTGTGGTGAGACAATTGGGCATGTAAGCCCAATGTCTTCTCTTAAAAACTGAATCATGCTTGGATCGTGAGCGTAAGCCCAAGCCAAGTCTGGCAAGAGCGCAGCATGTTGATTTACCGAAATCCAATGAGCGCTCTTCCAGTTGCTTTGACGAACGTCAGATGGCGCAGAAGGTGAGCCGCAAATCAAAAGTGCAGTTTCCCCTCTACACCAATCCTTGAGTTCATCTAGGTGAAGCACTCAGACAGTCACATCCTGTGCTGCGCTGAAGCTTTCAGGTCGGGCAACAGCAACATCCATCATTTGATAGAAGTAGAGGTTGACCGTTGAGTTTCCGGCTGCGCCATAGGGATCAACCAGAACATCCAGCGCACCAAAGAAGCCCAGATAAAGATCGGTGAAATTACCGAATAGCAAGGCATATGGCGCTGAACTTGGCGCTTGGGTTGTCTGGACAACCGGATAACCCAACAATGAATCCGTGTCCATCATGATCATTCTGGAATCGGTTGAACTCGCTACCAGTGTCTGCATCAGCTTGCCAACGACTCTTGGATGGGTCACCCAGTAGAGACTTCCCAACAAAGCATTGTCCGCTGCAACTTCACTCCAAATATCCACACAGTTGCCATAGGTCAGCGCAGCATTTCCAGAGGTTCCAGCGGATTCAACGTCACCAATTCCGGTAGTTCCCAGAACTCCGGTAGGTTCATTTGAACCGCCACCTTTGATTGCGACATTGTCCAGCTTTGCTGCAAACAGTCGGATCATGTGATCACGCAAAGTTTGCTCAATGTTGCCATTGAGTCCTTGGTGCAGAAGCTGGCGAGAAATCTGGATTTTGTTTGCTGCGGTTTTTGGACTCATGGTGATTTGTCCAAAGTCCGGTTCATTATTGGCAACGCTTCCGGTTTCAGTCTGGAAAGTGACACTCGCATTCGCTGAAAACTTGGGGATTTGAACATCACCAACCAAGCCTTCAAAGCGAGTTGCGCCAACCTGTCCCATAATTGAGGTTGAAATCAGCGCATCAATGAAACGGTCTGCCAAGAAGTTGTCCGCAACCGCCTTATCACCAAAGCCAGAGCCGCTGGAACCTGTTACTCCGGTGAGTGTTCTGCTTTGGAAGCCGTGGTCTGGAATGTAGAAACCTCTTGGCTCTTTTCCGGTCCGGCTCGCGATTTCGCGTGAAATCTCGCGCTCAAATCCAGCGTTTGACCAATCGTTGTTGGCTGCGGCTTGGATTGCTCGAACCAAAGAGTAATTTTGCTTCTCTTTTTTGGTGAGTTCCGGCTGCACGACATGCGGATTCGTGCGGACTTCGTCGCTCAGTTCTTCAGCGAATTGAAGATAGGGCTTGCCTTCTCGAATGGCTCTTTCTGCAAAGTCAGACTTACCAAAACCTTCTGCAAGAGAACGGATTTTGTTTTGCTCGTTCAGCATCTGCTGACGCACAGATTTTTCATCAATCACTGGGACAGGTTCATTAGTTACCTGCACGTTTACGCCTTCCATTTCCATTTTTTCTTCCTTTTTTGTAGGTAAAACACTTCTTCCTACGCCCACACCTTTATCGGCTGGAACGCTGACGATTGAAATTTCCTGCGGATACCAAGAATTCACTCGAAAGATTGCTCTACCGTCGATTTCCTCTTCAGTAGGTGTCATCCCTTTGACTGAATACCCCACAGAAACATTTGAGCGAATGCCATCTCGAACATCCGCAAAGACCTCTTCAGCCAGTGCGCTTCTTCCGAATCGTACTGTCGCCCGTGCTATTCCAGCCGTGCTATCAAGGTCTACCCTTTCGACAACGCCAATTTGCTGGCGCATATCGTGATCCAGTAAAAGCGGCATTCTTCCGCTTCTCGCAAAACTCAAATCGATCTCGTCTTCACTGTGGCCCAGCACTTCATAACCGAATTCCCTTTCAACTGGGGATTGTGAAGACCAAGCTAATCTAACTCTGCGATCATCCTTTTCTTTGTCATATGACCAGCCGCGCTCAACCTCCCCAACTCGAAAGCTGAGTGGTTCAGGTGTGGCTTTTCTCTCTTCTTCTGCCATTTCTGTTTCTGGCTCTTCTGCGACTTCTTCGGCTTTGGCCTTCGCAAAGGCGACGATATACTCGTTTTCTGTTTCTTCGACTTCCAAGACATGTCGAGTCGCTAATTCTTTTACTTCCATACGTTCCTTTTCTTTGTTTGCTTGCTCAACGATTTTGTTTGCCCAAGTTTTTCCAGCATCACCACCCCAAAGAGCGTTTGCAATCCGTCCGTTGCTTGGATAGCCTTTCTCTCCTGGTCTATAACCTTCGGCTTTTTTATCAACCTCATGGCGAGCGAAAAAACTTTTCATTCTTTTGACGGTATCTAGTGAGAGATTCTTTTCGTTGACAATGTCTCTCGCTCTCGCAACTCCAATCAGTGTTCCGCCTCGCCCAAATTCTTTCCGCCATGCCAAGCCCTTTTTGGCTTCTTCCACCATGCCTTGTGTGGGCTTGTGTCCCTCACTCATCCGCTGCCTCTTGCTCGTTTTCAGCAATTTCAGCTTGTGTCAAATCTAGGAAGAACGGTTGCTTCGGCCCTAATGGTTTAAAGTGTCCCACTTCGATTCCATAACGTTCTGCCATTGCTACGTCTTGCTGGATCTGGCTAAACACTTCTTCAGGATCTCGCCCATACTGAAGTTGGACATCTGAGAGGCTCATAAAGCCGGATTGAACCGCTGCCGTGGCTGCGCTAATTTCTTTAGCAGGATCAACCCAAGCGAAACCTCTTCCTCTGAATTCAGCACTTGGAATAAATTTCGATTCTGCCTTTTCCATTGACCAATCGAATGTCCCTCGTAGCACTTGAACTTTGTGCCACTCGCGATAGATCGGCTTTGCCAAATGAGTAATCAAAAATTTCTGCAACATCCGGTAATGATCACGCTCTGAGATTGCGCCTTGTCGAATGCTCGAATAATTGACGCCTGTCAAATCGTTGGAAAGTTCGGCATAGCTAATGCCCAAGCCGGAAGCAATCGAACGTAAAACGGCAGAATGGAAATCAGGAAATGCGGTTGTCGGATGAGTGGGGTCCCAAGCTGAAAAAGACATTCCAGCCGGAAGTTGTTGAATTGAGCCAGGACTTGCGTCCATCACGGGCTGATAATCGTCGAGCGTGTCTTCTCCATCAAAACCGTCACCTTCTGGCGATTGAAGAAAGCCCATTTTGGCTGCGCCCAATCTTGCAGCGACTACCTCGGCTTGCAGGTATCCTTGCAGTTGGTGCATGGATTCCATGACAGAAGCGAAAGCTGGAACGCCTCTCGTTTGCTGACTTCTTTCCGGTAAGTAAATGTGCAAAAGTTCTTCAGCCGGAATCCGAACACGCCTCATGCCGTGGTGGTAGCTTCCAACTGTGCCGTAATTCAGCGGATGGTCTGGGCCTTCGAAAAGGTGATAGGCAACGGGTCTATGAAAACGGTTAAGTTCCACCCCCATGATGATTCGGTTGCCGTTTGAAAGCGTGGTGTCGTATTGCTCGTCAAGATAGTCACCTTCAAGAATCTGAAGGCCAAAGCCGAAAGGCAAAGATTTGTCTCTGACTAGTTTGACTAAAACTTCACCGTCTCGCTGAACGCTCTCAATCACTAGCTGTTGAACGTCAATCCAACTGAGCTTGCCGCTAACCTCGCAATTCCCTAGTTGACTCCACTCTTTCCAGGCTCTTTCGATTCTGGCGTTGCCAACTTGGTCTAATGGCCCTTGAGCAGTGTTCGGATCTGGCCTTCCGTTGACTAATGGAAGATTTCTGGCGCGGCTTTGAAAGGTTAATCCCTCATGCCCAACAATCATCGTGCGGTAAACCTGCAACGCTCTTTTAGCGTAAGGATTATTTCTTGATAACTGACGACTTCTGTCTCGAAGTCTGCGGATTGCGCCACGGATTTCTGTATCCGCAGAAGTGGCAGGAGAAAGAAAATCAGAAAGCAGAGAAGAGACTTGATTCCCTAAATAAGAGCGTTTGCGCTTTGGGGTTTCGGCTTTGCTTTGAGGCTTGGATTCTCTGCCGATTAAATCGGGAGGCTCGTTTTTAAAGGGCCACATTAGCCAAGTCCTCCAAATCTAGTGGCGATTACGTCACCCGTTGGCTTACCTGCTTTTCTTCGCGTTGCCTTGATTTCTTTTCGCAGCTCAGACTTCCAATAGTTCAGTTCCTGGCGAGTTTTCACCATATCCGCATAAATCATGTTTCGATCTGCGATGGCGTATTGGCTCGCATGCTTTTGGGCTAACTCTTTGAGCGTTGCCTCCAGATAAGTAACCATTAAATCAGCGGTTGAACGCGGATCACTTTGGTTGGAATCGTAATCGCCAATGATGTCCCAAACGCCTTCTGAAACAGAAATCTGCTCAGAATCAGAAGCGCGAACAATCCAAGCCTGCCAATGCAAATGACCTAATGGATAATCGGCAGTAGTAGCGCTGGGAACTTCGATAAAATAGGTGGAATCTGCTTCAGTGGCGGAAAAAGTGATTTCCTGTCCGCCACCATGAACGCGAGCGTGATAGTGGAGAGAGTAAGAACCGATAGGGTAAGGCGTGGCTAGATCGTCTCTGCGCCATGTCCAGAAAGCGCCAGCGATTAAGGTTTCCGGCTCAGTTGTGGGGTAGTTGTTGCGGTCAAATAGATCAATTGCCATGCGCTAGGTTTAGCGCAAAAGCAAAAGGCTGTGGGGAATTTTGGGAATTTTGGGAATTTTGGGAAAATTGGCAAAATTAAAAAGATTGATTTTCGTTGTGTAAGGTGTTCGCCAATTCTTTTAGGTTGTTTTCTTTAAATTCAAGCCATTCTCGAAGAGAAAAGCGGAGGGGGTTGCTTCCTGTAGCTATTTGCTTAAAATCCTTAAATTTCTTTAGCATTCTGTAGTTAATAATCAATTTTTCATTTTTAGGAAAATCTAAAAGAGGCTTAAAAAGATGATCGCACTCCTTAAAAATATCGTCTAATTCATTGAGAGGCGTATGCCTTGTGATTATTTTTAATTCAATCAGAATCTCTCTTTTTTTCAGAATATTGTCGACAACTCTTGGAGCGGATTCTGATAATTCGCCTTGAACAGACCAGCTTTCTTCAAGCGCTACGTCAATCAAGTCTTCTGCTGATAACTCAAAGCCTTCATCAGACAAAAACTGAAGAGCCTGCTTGAGAGTCAATAATTTTTCTTTTTTTGCCACGCTTTTTTATCGAAATTCTAAATAATTACTTCGGCTTTCAATTCGCCACCTTCCTCCAACCCGATAGCTCGGCACTAGTCCACTCTCACAGTATCGGTAGGCAGTGCTTTTGCTGATGTCCAGCAAGGCTTGCAGTTCCTTTGGTGTGATATACGGCATTCTTGGTGGTCTTCTCATTTAAAATCCTTGAATCCAAGAGCGTCGAGGCATACGAAGGCGGTTTCTTCGCATTGGTGGGCTGTCCACTTCCGGTGTAGGAGGTGGAGGTTCTTCGATTTCGTTGATTTTATTCGTCAGCTTGTCCAGATTCTTGACATTCAGAATCGCTAGAGCGGACAAAGCATAGACTCGGCAGTCTAACGCCTCATTTCTGTCTCTGGTTTTGATCCATTCGCGTTTTGCATAGCCTTTCGAGTGCTTCGTTGCCAATCTCTCGCTCAAAAGTTCCAGAAAATAACTTCGATCACGGCTCATTGGAAAATGGCAAAAGCCTGCGCCTTTTTCTTCAATCCTGAGTTGAGCAAAAATCTGCTCTTTTGCGGAAAATGTCCCGATTGGGTAAAGCCTCACTTTGCCAATATTGTTTCGGCTTGGTTTGCCTACAATCGGCCTGCCTTCCTGCCCCATGCCTTTGATCGCAAACACTCTGCGGCCCTCTCTTGAGCGGCAAAACGCATAAACGGACTGCGTGTAATGTCCGCCGGAATCAATACATGCTGCTGAAATCGCCAACTCTTTGCCGTTTTCGAGAGTATAGCCTTGAACCAAGACAGAATCTAGCCTTTCCCAGAGTTCGCGGCTACTGGGATCACCGTAAATTGTGCCATATTCTAAAGACCAGTTCTCAGGACTTGCGCCACCTTTGCCCCAACCTACAATCTCATAACAAAGTCGATCATCCTGAACGTCTACTCCTGCCGTAATAATCCCAATCCCGTTCGGTGCGGTTTTTTCGCCATCGCTCCAGTTGGATTCCCTTCGAGCAAATAAATATTCATAAGGGATTTCTTCTTGGCTGTTTGTCATATCCCAAGATTCGGCTAAGTAGGTATTTACGAATCCTTGCAAGGTATGCGCGGACTGTTTTGCGATTACAAACTCCTGAGCTGCTTCTGCAATCGTCTGCCAAGGCGAGTACAAACCAGACAGGTGAAAACCTGCGATTCCCTTGAAATCCCTTTCGGCTCGCCACTTGCCAAAACGCAAAGCCTTGATTCTATGAGCATCTGTCCAGGCTTCATCGCAATGTTCACAGTAATATTTTGCATTTTCTGGCTCATTCTCAGGCCAGCGAACC